CGCTAGGGGCACCCTGGGCTAATGCAGCTCATCTCATGGCCGGAAATACCGAGCCTAAAAGATTCTGTATAATAGGAATGAGGTTGTCATTTGGTAGGTCAACTCGACGTAAAACAACGCGGCGAGTCGACCATAACCCGAGGTACGTCAATGTTGCCCGGTGGTGTGGTCGGCTCATGGGAACTTCCCGTGAACACGATGCACCAGCGGACCGCCACGATCGATACGCTCTTCCCGTTCATTCGGCGAGAGAAGCGGTTGCGGCGGATGCCCGAGTATTGGTTGAATTTCTTCGACCATCAGGACTTGGGAGCAACATTCCTTACAGAGAAGGCATGGCACACATCCAACTATAGTAACCACCATCAAGGTGGCCAATATTTCGGACAGCCATGGCAGTGGTCCATCGAAGATGGACCTCTTCTGCTGACAGGATTCGGCGATCCAATTTCGTTTCAAACGAAGGCGGAGCAGGATCTTGAAAACACCATTGTCTGGGCACTGGGCGGTACTGCGATTGCTCGCACCCGTCCGGGGAAACCCGTTGTGGACATTGCTAACACGCTCGGCGAGATGCGGCGAGAGGGGATTCCCTCTCTCGTCGGGTCTCTATGGGCGCGTTCGAGGACCTTTAAAGAACTCTTCAAAAACTCAGGAGATGAATACCTGAATCTCACCTTCGGGTGGGCCCCACTTATTCGGGACCTTGAAGGACTCTGTAAGGTCGTTCTCTCGACTCGTGAGCTTCTCGAAGCTCACCAGAAGCAGATGAATGTTCTCATCAGAAGGACGTACTCTTTTGACACCATTGTGGAGACAAAGGAGGGCTTAACACGCCCCAAGTCGGAGTATGAGATTACCCCGGCCCAACAGGCCGGGACTTACTCGTACTTCCGCTCCAATGTGCAACTCAATGGCCAGGTGCCTACTGAAATCAAGCGTACTGTGACCACAAGTCACTTCTCCGCAGGATACCGGTTTTTCTATCCGGACCTGGAGACTGCGCTCGACGATTTGAGGCGATTTGAGGCAGACGCTAATACCCTTTTGGGGACGCGTCTTGATCCAGAAGTTCTCTGGAACCTCACACCCTGGACCTGGCTTGTCGACTGGTTCCTGAATTTTGGGGACGTGGTTGGAAACATATCCGCCATTGCAGCCGACAATCTTGTGATTCAATACGCTTATCTCATGCGGGAAACGGTGGAAGACCGTGAGGTCTACCTTCCGCGTGGCTTCTGGTTCCGCGACGGGAATAACACCCAGCGTTGGAACAATAAGCCATACCTGTACGAGTCCCGGCTTGTCCGGAAGAAGCGCAGTAAATCATCACCATTCGGGTTTGGCCTTACCCCTGAGATGTTTACACCTCAGCAATGGGCTATCCTAGCGGCTTTGGGGATTTCCCACGGCCTAAAATAGAAACCTCTACAAAATGGAGGTCTATCCTGTAAGGAGAATTGCCAATGGCACTGTCGGATCCTCAGACTGTCACTATCGGCGCGGGAGCTGTTACGCTTCCTCGCGTCGCAAGTGGCGACTACCGAGCTGTTTACCAGAAGGATGACGGTTTCGTCACCCTCAAGGTGCAGCATCTGCCGTCGAAGAATTCGACGCGTCGATCGGTTCGTCTCGAAACGATCGATGTTGCAGCTGATCCGCTGATGGCAGGCGTGAACCGTGAGGTTCCGTTCGCGATCACGATCTCGGTTCAGTCCCCTTCTGTGGGGCTGAGTATCGCGCAGCAGAAGGAAAAGGCGATGGCGCTTCTTAACGCCCTCACCGCTTCTTCTGGTGCACTGCTGACCAAGGTTCTGGGAGGTGAGAGCTAAGCTCTCATCTTGGACCCGACGCCACTGGCTAATGGATGAGTCACCTTGAAAGGGACCCATGAAAAGCCAAATGGTTTTCCTACAGATGCTCTGCGAAGATGTGCAGAGCAGATGTTGCACTAGCACCCAACGCGACTATGAAACAATGTCGCGTCGCGTCGAACACGAAGGGATGTCGTTTTTAACGATTACCCTGCCGTCCTTTGCAAACGATTTTCATCGTGCGCTAGATAACGGATGTGTCGACCCCTCCTTGTTTGCGCAGTTTGGCAGACGAGGTAAGCTCCCCAAATTTCTGGGAGGGCTATTGGGTCAAGTGTTCGATGCTGGTAGTGGAAGGTTGCTTGATGATCCCTCTGTGGACGCGATCCAAGCCATTCGCCAGATAACAATGGCGTTCGGCAAGGTGAAGCTTGACTGTTCTTATGAACGAGTACAGGCAGCGTACCAGGAATACATCAAGTGTGAGTCGGACATCCGCGCTGGTGATCTCGCTCGTAGCCCTCGTGATTACGTGGACTTCGAGCGTATGGCTCATCTCCTCTGGAGACGTGTCAATTCCCGTCTCGATCGAAGGATCTACGACGGAGACTTGATCCCAGCACATGGTCCAGGCGCCACATCTGACGGCCTTCGCGGCAATCAGAAGTTCACCCTAAAAGAGTGGACATGGCGCATGGAGGAGCTATTCCCTTATATTGAATGGGCAGCTCCCGTATACTCACTTTACGAGTGGGTCAACGAACATGTGGATTTTCGCGAACCCGGGAGGGAGCGACCTGTAAAGGTCATCCACGTCCCTAAAACGCTCAAAACGCCCCGAATCATCGCCGAGGAACCGACCTGCATGATGTTTGTGCAGCAGGGGATCTTGGAGATGATGAAGGAAGAGTTTCGCGCGGATAGCAATACCCGCGCGTTCGTGTGCTTTGACTCTCAGCTGCCTAACCAGCAGCTTGCGAGGGCGGGCTCACGTTCTGGTGACTTGGCTACCCTAGACTTAAAGGAGGCCAGTGACCGCGTTTCGAATCAGCTTGTCAACTCACTGTTTGCTAACTTCCCGTGGATACGGGAGGCAGTGCAGGTTGTGAGGTCAACACGGGCTGATGTCAATGGCGAGATAATTGAACTCGCCAAGTACGCGTCTATGGGTTCAGCGCTCACCTTTCCCATCGAGGCTTTGGTGTTTTGCACCTTGGTCTTCTTGGGGATTGAGAAAGCGCTCAACCGACCATTGACATCGCGGGACGTAAAACGTTTCCGCGGTGTCGTGCGCGTCTATGGGGACGATATAGTGGTCCCCACGGAATACGTGCCATCCGTGATTGAAGTGCTCGAGCACTATGGTGCGAGGGTTAACACAAACAAGTCTTTCTGGAAAGGAAAATTCCGAGAGTCTTGCGGTGCAGACTTTTACGACGGGCATAACGTTAACGTTGTGCGCGTACGACAGGTCTTCCCCCAATCACGGCGTGATGCGTCAGAGCTCATCGCGACAGTATCTCTTAGAAACCAGCTCTTTGAGCTGGGGTTCGATCGAACTGTCGCTTGGCTGGATTCTCAGGTTTCGAGGATCCTACCAAGATACCCGTTTGTTACACGGGATTCGGGTGCGCTCGGGAAGTGGACTATGGATGGCTCTTTTGATGTCACCCACCGTCACATGGCAGAACAGCGGCCTTTGGTTGAGGCCTATGTACCTGTTCCTAGGATACCACCGAACTCAATCGATGGATATCCTGCGCTTCTTAAGGTGTTTCTGAAGCGGGGCATTGAACCGTTTCAAGACCAGAGACATCTCACGCATAGCGGACGCCCTTCAGTCGTCGACATCAAACTGAAGAGAGTACGTGCTGGTGGACCTACTGGTTACGGCTCGACGGAACTGATGCGGTAAAACCGCGTCAGGGGGCCGAAAGGCCAACCGGGAGAGCAGTGCTCACCCCCG